CTTGCCCTTAAATACCCTCCGTATTTGTCAAGCTGATCGTGAAGAACGTTAAGTGTATCGGTATATCTGTCTATGGTTCTTGTTGCCGTTATTCCGGCTACGTTTACAATGCCCTTTTTAAAACGTTTTCGAACTTCAACCATACTATTATGTACTGTAAGCATCTGTGTGATAAAATTATCTACACTTCCAGTTAATTCAAAAGGAGCCAGCATACTATCAGCAAAGTAAGATAATCCTCCAAAACATTGTATTGTATGAGTGTTATAAATATCTATCTGCGGCGTAACTGTTCTACCAAAGAATATAACTTTCCCGTTCTGGTAAATTCGTATCTCCGATGTAAGAGGTTCAATTTTATCAATATTGGGGTGATTTGGTGCAATTACGAAATTAAATGTTTCTGTTCTTCCCATTGTTTCTGATAATTCATCTTCATAAATCTGTTCATCTTCGGAATGGATATCATGTAACATGTATTCCACTCCGTCCTTTATTACTGTTACTCTAAACATCTTACAACCTCCCAGCCCTGTAAATAATACTTACCGTTCCATTCCCTGTAAAAGTAAGCTGATATTGTTTATTTTGTATTACAATATCGTAAAGCTTATTTTCTCCTGCTTTAAGTTGATATGTTTTACCCTCAAATGCTACCGTCATATTGGAGGAAGCAACAAAGACAGGTATAATAGGCATTTCACTTCCTGTAACCGTGTATTCCCTGCTGCCGCTCACCGCAATATTATTGTATTGTCTTATAATGCCATTCACAAAGCTAAACGAGTCCCACTTCCAAGCATCTATCGTACTTAATACTTCATATTTATATGGTTCTGCATCAATCGTTACCGTAAAGGTAGCAATCCGGTTCCCTCTTGTATAATCACTTTCAACTGTTGCCCGGCCTATATAGTAATAATCCGGGTTATCATCAAAAATTACTTTTACCTGTTTACCATGAATCTCATTAATAAAATTACTCATGAAAGAGGGCCAAGCATTTTCTATCTTCTTTCCTCCAAGTTGCAAGGTGATTTCCCGATTCCCGTATATGGTGTATCCGGTTAGTGCTTCCGTTATATCAATGTTTCCATTTCTTCCAGGTACCTCAATGTGCTGAGTTTTGGCTACTGGAGGTGCTACCGGGTTTGTGTTTGTTACATATAATCCATAATCATAATTCGTATGTTTTCCATTCAGGCTAACTCCATCATAATTCATCATAATATGTACCTCCCATTCATATCTGTATACCCTCCTAAAGATGTATTAAATGCTGGTGTTAAGCTGCCTACTGTTTTCCCGGTATCAAGAATCACTTTCATATCAGAGATTTTTCCGATAAGCTGCTGAAATGCCGTTGTATTACCGTTTGACATTACATTAAAATTACTACTTGCATTAATCTTTGCTTGATAATCCATTTGCAGCTTTAATAGCTTCTTTTTGATTGTCGGTAATGCCAACTGCAACTCCTGCGACTATTTGCTTACCAATTTGATCACGCATGAGCCTGGAGGGTGAATGAATATCAAAGAAATCCTTAAACGCACCTGAAATTTTTCCTGCTGCGCCTTTTACTGCGTCCACCACTTCCCCTACCGTATTTGTTATTCCATTTACTAAGCCCTTTAGGATATTTTTACCCCAATCTACCGCCTGTTCGGGCAACCCCTTAATAAACTCTATCGCATTGTTAAATCCATCTACAATGGCAGTTTTAATATTGCCTACAGTTGTTTCAATTCCGGTTTTCATGTTTGTGAATGCGGTAACAATATTAATCACTAAATTATTAACAGTCTCTCGGAATCCTTCGCAGTTGTCATATAACAACTTAAATGCTCCAGCAAAAGGATTTACTAATAAAAGTAAAAGTGCCTGCCAGTTTTCTTTTACAAAATCAATTACATTATTTAAAAATCCCTTAACCTTTTCTATCGCATCTGATACTCCATCTTTAATTCCATTCCATGCATTTCCAATAGCCGCTTGTGCATCTTCATTTGTTGCTATGAATGTTATTATTGAAGTGATTACTATTGCTAAAATTGTGACCAATGCACCTATCGGGTTAGCTGCTACTGCTGCATTTACTCCCATTACTGCTGTTTTCATGGTTGTGAGTGCCGTAGTAACCCCTGATAGGATACTTCCAATATTCCATACAATGAATCCGGCTCCAATCCCTGCTATAACACTTATAATCTCAGCCCCATGTTCTGATATATAGGTTGCAAAATTGGCAAAAGCTTCTGCTGCCTTAGGTATAACAACTACCGCAATATCATTTAATTCGTCTCCAATAGGGGAAAGGCTTTCTTTGGCCTGCCTCATTGCAGCATCCATGTTTTGCTGTGATGTGGTTGTCGCATCAAATAGGCCATTGGCTTTCCCTGTTACGTCTGTGTATGAATCTCCTACGCTTGACAATGATGTAATGAATTTTAAGTTACCATCTTCTGCCATGGTCCCAAAGGCGGTTGCTGCTAAGTTTAGGGCATCCTGCTGTGACGTTGTGTTCTGAATATCACTTACAATAGAATCAACGACCTGTTTTTGTGTTGCTCCGCCCTGTTGCCATGCTGCAAATAGGTCCTGCGTATTCTGACTGTAAGAACCAATAGCGTCTCCCATTGTACCATCTGCTAATCTTGTGGTAACCTCATTGATTGCATCGTTTACCTTGTCAAGATTATAGGCTCCGCCGTCTAAACCGTTGTTAAGAAGCTGGAAATATTCTTCTGCGCTATATCCGGCTTGCGCAAACTTTCCAGAGTATTCCGCAAGATTATCCCCTAACTCGCTTGTTTTATCTAGGCCGTTTTGGGTACCCGACACAATGTAGTCCATTGCGGTCTGAGCATCAAGCCCAAATTGCTGCATTAAGGAGTTAACACCCCTTAATGTTTCGTTCATATCTATTCCATAAAGACTATCAAGTGTAAGTGCCTGATCCGTTATGTTCTTCATGTCCGTTTCGGACAGGTTATCAATATTCTTCTTAACGGTCATAACCGCTTCTGCAACCTGATCCATGCTTTCACCTACACCACCTGTGAAAACATCTTTTATTACCTTTTGGGTTTGCTCTGCCGCCGCTCCTGTTTCTCCAAAATATGCGCTTGCCTTTGTTGTTGCCGCTTCGCTTTCCCTGCTATAATTTGCCAGTTCTTTTCCCAGGTCTATAACAGCATCTTTGATTGTAGATATAACGCCCGTAATTGCCTCTGATGCAAGATTCGCATTTAAAACATCTCCAAAATTTAAAGCATCATTTCCTGCATTGTCTAACGAATCCCCAATATCATCTACTGCCGATCCAAAAGACCCTAAAGCACTTTCGTTGTCCTTAACTTGATTTTTCATCTTGTTAAGGTCCGTTGTGGCATTATTTACTGACTGCTGCCATTTTAGGGTTTTTGAATCATTTTCTCCATATAGCTGCTGTGATTGTGACAGGCCCCGCTTCAACTCTTCCAGTTTTTGAGATTGCGCATCAATTGATTTATTAAGTACCTGATTTTTTGCAGTAAGGGCTTCGGCACTTTTCTGATTATCACCAAATTCTGATGTAACGGCCTGCATTTCACTGCCAAATGTCTTAATTTGTGTTGTTAATAAATTTATCTGTTGTCTAAATTCGGCCTCACCATCTATGCCTATCTTTGGACCAATGTCTACCGCCATTCCATCACCTCAAATCTGGGATATACTTCTCATCCTGTTCTGCTTTTTGCGCCTCAACAATTCCATTAGATATTTGATAGCAAGAGATTAAATCCTGCATTTCCCCCGGTGTTAAGAGCCAGTACTCCGTTGTAGGAATATTTAGTACACCTCGCCACATAAAAAACCACGTAAAAGGGTCACCCCCTACGTGGTTTCGGCGTTTTTTGTATCTTTTCCTTTTGGTTTCGTTTCAACTTCTGATTTGCTTCCTGATAATACAGTTCCAAAAATAATTTCTTGCAAATTTGAAATATTCGTAATTTCAAGGCCCACTTCTATTTCTTCTGCTGATAAAGGAATGTATTTTCCCTCTTTAACAGGAGCATCATCTGGTATAGGTGAATCTGATTCAAATATATTTTTATAACTGCACCCCTGCCGGATTAAAGCTTCTAACAACCAAATCAATGCCTCTATAATCTCATTTTCAGGACGATCACTTAATGAATCAACCATTTTTTCAAGCGAACCAAATTTTTCAGACATTGCTTTCGCTGCACCAATCCCAAACCGTAACGGATATTGTTTTCCACCAATTTCTATATATGCTGTTTTCATTTATTGCTGTCCTCCCTCCGGTTCTTCTACTACGCCCAATACCGCCTTTAGGTAGGTTAATGCATCCGCTTCCGTGGTAAACCATGCCTCACGTTTCCAAGGGTGGTTATAATCTGTCGAAACTTCCTCACTACGTTGTATTGTTCCTTCAATTGTTTTCGTCTGCCATTCAATGGATTGACCTTTTGTGGTTGCGGTATCTTCTGGCAAGTTCATATTTACTTTTGTTAATATAACTGCTTTATACTTATCTACATCATCTTTTTGATGCATTTCAATAATTCCGAACCCAAGTGCTGGAGCCTTTGCATCATCATCATAAATTGTTTCTGTTACACCAGTTAAACCTACAACGGTAATACTCTTTTCCTTTAATCCTAAAATGTATTTTGAAACCTCTGCCATCAGATCATCCGTACCTAACGAAAGGGTTCCGGTATTGAATTTTCCAGTATCATTTTCTACAATCTGGTTGTTTGCGTAGAGAGGGTTATTTTCGCTTGATTCTACGGAAATTGTATACTCAATCGCGTTCCCTCCTGTAATTCCGTTAGTATATGTAACCTTTTTTGTTGTGGCATCGTATGCATACTTTCCAAATACAGGAATGCTTAAGCCTTTTATTGCCATTTTTAAATCTCCCTTCTAAAAAGAATAGGCAAAGTCTACCTCATAATTTTTTCTGTTTCTTCATCAATTACCCTTTGCATAGCCGCCTGAGCATTTTTCCTTGTTTTGCTTACTGCCGGACGCACAAAAGGTGTTTTATTCATGAAAGTGGAGCCAGATTCCGCTATTCGTGCGATTAGCTGGTTTGGCTGACCGTTTGGGTATTTCTTTGTTTTCACATCGTTATACCCGTCAAAACCAAGTTTTACATTGAATATACCATCATTATCTTTCTGCATCTTCGTAATTCCAAACGATTTTTTTAAACCTTCCTTCTGGATTTCGGACAATCTGGCTTTTCTTCCCTGGTTAAATGCAATTAAATTAAATTTTTCATCTACCGTTCCTAAGCCATCAACATTTTGCTTGATGGCATCTGCCACAACTTCCGCTCCAGCATAGATAGCTTTGCCTGCTGTCTCTTGGCTCTTGGCTCCAAGTTTTGATAGCTTTAAGGCGTATTCCTCAATTCCCTGAACCGTCATTTTTGCCATTATGCAACCTCGAAAACCCATTCATAGTGAATATATTGGGTTTCATCTTCATACTGCGTAGAATTTAAATAGAAAGAGATACGAGCCGCCTTTAATGCCGTCTGTATACTTCCACATTTGCATCATCTTCACTTTTTGTATAATAATCAATGGTCCCTTGAATGGATTGTTCTAATTTGCGGTTATCTCCTTCCACAGAACTTCCCTCGCCATCTTCCGCCCATACAATATATTTATCTGTCTGGTTTAAAGCTTCATAATGCCCCACATTTTCCATTACGGAAAGAAGGGCATTTCTTACCTGATTAAGTTTTGATAGCATATTGTTCACCATTCCTTTCCAGTGACAAGATTGTGATTCTTAAATTATTTTCATCACTGGTCGGCTGAACCATAGAAAGGCGGTATTGTACATCATTTTCCAGAATACAAACATCTGTTGCAAGAATATTGTTCCAATCTGGAATTCTTACCACGGCTTCGATAATGCTATCCGCTTTTTTTGCCTCATAGTATCTTGTTATTC